CACAATTATGGCAACAAAAGATACAGTCTCAACTGTAGCATTATGGGTTCGAACAGCTTAACTATATAGTATATAATATTTTAATTGATGGAGTAATTGACTTTGATTCGTAAGATGCAAAATCCGTATTGGGCGGATAAAGAAAAACTACATGTAATCGTTGAATTTGTTTATAAAGATGGAAATAAACAAATAGCTTCCATTGTAGGGGATGAAGAACTTTCTAACCCTGACTATGCTGAGTTAATGGCAAAATATACCATTGAGCATATCGATGCGAATACTAAGAAACGAAATGATGACCGACATCGTCACATTCGCCAAAATCAAGAACGTCAGAAAATTGACAAGCAACGAGCAACTCAAGAGATGCTTTTTGCAGCGAAACTTGATGCGTTCGAAATCGATGCAATTAAAAATTCTAATAATAGACAATTGAAATCTAAAATTCGTAAAGCGAAGACTCCAATGGAAGTCACTGCATATACTGTTATGCTTCTGACGCTAGAAGAAACTAATGCCGAATAACGGTTTTTTATATGTCGCGTCTTTACGCAAAGGCTATTATAGAGCAGCTAAAAACTCGGCAATCTCCCTCCGAGATTTCTATCCTGATGCCCACATTACTTTTTTTACCCACGAAGAATGGGTAGAGGAAGATGATTATAAGTTATTTGATACTATTATCACAGAAGGTGTTCCTCGTCATAAACGAGCAAAACTTTGGGCGCTAGATCAGACTCCATATGATCTGACAGTTTATATGGACTGCGACACTGAAATTGAACATGAAGATATTCAGAAGATCTTTGAACAGATTCCTGAAGATAAGGATATTATTTTTACAGCCAATCGCCCGTATAATGCAGCTTTGACAAAATTATCTGACACAGAAGAAATGACAGAACATTGTGGTTTATTTCTTTATCGGAATAATGAACAAACATTAGATCTTATGCGTTCTTGGTGGGGCGAATATGTTAAGCAGAACGAACCAGATTACGATCGTAAACATTATCCAAAATCAGCTTTACAGTGGGATACCTTTACGATGTGGCGACTTTTAACTTATGGTGAAACTGGTGTTCGTGCTGGTAGATTCCCTGACCCAGATGCAAGATGGAATTTTGTTGCTGGATATAAAGATGAAGAATTAGAAGGGCAAGAACGAGTGATTTACCATTATACCATTCCATCAGGATTATTAGACGTATGAAATTTGTAGATAATATAAGTGACGAGTTACTTGAGATTTTAAATCCATATGTTGACTGGTTTTTTGCTCAAGAAGATCATGATAAGTTACGAGAGGCTGATCGTACTGGTGGATATACAGTTGATACTGCCACCAGCGAAGAATATCTGAGAGAGATTGTCGCAAAAGATGGTCAGCATAGCGGTTTCCCTGAAGTGGCACACTGTTGCGATATTTCTCAGGCAATTGATTATGCTCCGAAAATACATCGCGAGAAACAGCAAGAATTAAATCAAAAGTTAATTGCATTTCTTGGTGCAAGAAATGTTGCTGTTCACACCTATTATCCTCCTAGTGGATACATGGGATGGCATAACAACTGGAATGCGGCAGGATATAATATTCTTCTTACATATAACACAGAAGAAAATGGCGGATTCTTTAGATATCTAGACCCAATAACAAAAGAAGTAGTCACTCTCTGGGATCCAAAGGGGTGGTCGTGTAAGGTCGGATACTTTGGGCGGGGAAGGGAGCCTGACAAGGTTGTTTACCACTGTTGTGGCAACTCTGCTAAGAGGCTCACTCTCGGTTATGTTGTTCCGCATCTTGAGATCTGGCGCTCTATGATTGAAGATATTTCGGGCGACGACGCATCAGATTATAATTGAATCATGCATTGATTGTGATATAATCTACCAAATTTTAAATTTCGTTCTTTACAAAAATCGTTGACCGCCACGCGAACTCCAGGATGCTGGTGATTGTCAAGTGCGTAATCATCCAAGAATATCACACCATCTTTCTTTACGATTTCTATACTGCCTTCTAGATCTGCAGTCACGCCCTCGTAACTGTGATCACCATCGATATAGATCCAGTCCAAATCCTTTACACCAGAAACTTTAAACCATTCACTGGATGGCATACGATGAATAGTAACAGGCAGTTCTATAAATTCTTGACAAATAGATTCGTATAATCTGTCATAAAATGCTTGAAAATCTTCTGGATTATTAGATCCTACAATACCAGAATATCTGTCTAAGATTCCTTCATAACCGATATTAAGCCAATCGGTCGTCTTTTCATAAACAGAAATATTCCACGGATCTACCATATGTAGATATCTTGCCTTTCGTAGCAAGACTTTTGACGATACTCCTCGCCAAACACCAATCTCAGCACCGAGGGAATTTTCTGGAATCCAATGATCGGTTAATTTTTCAACATCTAGATTTCTACCGAACATCATTGTTGTTTGATCCTTTAACCTCACTATATTTTGTGAGCAGATCTTCTAAAATAGTCAACTGCTCGTGCATATTTTCCATATCGTCTAGCATCTTAGGAACTGCAATTCTTGCTCGCTCTAAGATTGCAGTTTCATAGTTTTTAATTCCAACATTAGTAGCAGACTTAATTCGGCGCTTTCGAAATAGTGTTTTGATTTTATTAATTAACGTTGGAATTTTAGGTGCCATGTTCAATTGAATCATGTGTTGATTGCTGCGCTGTTCAGTTGCTTGTTGTCGCACCTTTAAAATTTGTTCTTCTTTTGATCTTGCTGCTGCTTCATTTTCTCTAGTAAGTCTTTCATTTTCTTCGCGCAAACCTTGTAGTTCTACAGAAATCCTAAATTCTTGATCTACTTTCTTTCGTTGCAATTCTTCATATTTTTCTTGTGCAATTCTTTCCTTCTCAAGTTCTTCTTGGGAAGGTTCACTGTTTTCAACATCAAGAATTTCTTCTTGAAAGTTTCCATCGTTCCACTCTTCAACAACTACTTCCTCGGGCGGAGGTGGTACTGATACTAAGGGTTCTGGTATATAATCCTCGGGGGGAGGTGCTACGACTCTTGCTTTTCCCATGTTACTTCTTTCCAATTACCATAAAACGATCGAACTCGACCTTACCATCCCAACTATAGTATGATTGTTTAATTGATCCTTCATACGAAACATCAGTAACACCAACATTCTCGACATGCTCTTCGATCGATGGAACACAATTAATACCATACATCTCTTTAAAAATATTTGACGACTGGCAAGCAAAAATACAATTCTTATTTGCAGTGACCAAGTTTTTCATAGGATACATTGTTTCACAAGAAATTGAAATAATAACATCTGTATCTAATGCATTTATGTCATGGTATGCAAATGGTACATCCCAATTAAGATGATTTAATTCAACACCACGATCAGAGTAATACTGATTAAAAATTTTTGAAAGCTCTAGTGCATCATTATCAATATCGATAAGATTAATCTTTTTTACGTTCAAGTTCTCGCAGACAAGCGGAACCAAAGGAAATCCGAGCCAAGAATTGAGAATTGTAATATTAAGTTTTCTTTTAGTCTCAATATTTTTCTTTAATTCTTCTACTAGCCAAATCGATGCATCCATAGTATTTGGATTGAGAGACTTACGGAAGTCTTCGTGTTTATACGGCATTTCGTGACTGATCTTTTCAAGACCCAGTCCCCAATAGCGATAGTTGTTTAAATAATTATAGCTTAACATCTTCAGGTCTTTCCATTGAATCGTATAAACGAATGATAGGTTCTTTACGAATTACTCTTTCTCCAACATCATCTGGCCAAATATAGCCATAGTTGTAACTATAAACCCATCGTTCTGGGAAAAAATCAATTTTTAATAAACGTTCTCTTTGATGGCCGAAAAGATTATCAAGACCCCGATAATAATAAAACATTTGATCAGGATAATCTCTAACGAATTTGGTGATTTTATCGACATCTAAACTATCATTCCATCTTAACACGCTTGAATTTAGGTCTGTATATTTTCTTGGCACTTCTTTTGTGTCAATCTGCATCTGTTCAAGGTTATGCCATGCAGTCTTTATAAACGAAAGGCTATCTCCGCACTTATGATTAATGATCGGATCGATACTATGCTGGATAAAAATGTCTAGATCGAAAAATAATTTCTCGCCTGATTGTTTTACAATGTTTCGATCGAACAGATATAATTTATTCCACCACTTCTCATAATAATTATCCGTTGGAAGGGAGATAATTTCAATCTCAGGCGAAAGCGAAGAAGGATCTTCTGTAAGACAATAAAATTTAAATTCTTGTGACGTGTGTTTTTTACATTGCTCCAAGATTTTATTTACGTATTCAGGTCCATATTTTGACCCCCACTTAACCGTGTAGATATTAATCATCACACATTCCAATGCTCTAAAAGATCAGGATCTACGAGCGATTCCTGTTTGACGTTGCCTCTGCGATTATCTTGGAACGGAAGCAAGTCCACATTAAACACACACAAAATACAATCCTTTCTATATATACCGACGTCAAGATCCCCCGAATCCCAGTCGCGTCCGCGATTGTAAGAGTAAGCAAAGGTATTGGGAAAATGTTCCCATAGAGGAGTATTGCTAAAGTCTCCCCAGCGCCAACTGTGATAGTTATCTGTTCCGTCTGTAAATGTAAACCAAATGCGCTCTTGATTTTCTAAAACGTCTTGCCAGATACACTCTGTCTGATCATCCGACCATACCATGCAACTACCATTGGTATATGCACCATGAGAGAGTTTGAAGTTGCGCGATTTCATGGGACGAGGGTCTTGCCACCACGACCGCAACTTGGTAGGATTCTCTAGGTCATAGATAATGATGGGCGATAGATCATTTTGAATGATGACATCAAGGTCGAAAAAGACAAATCTTCCAGTAGGTTTATCCTCTGCGAAGTTGTGGGTATTGAAGATAAACGTCTTAGGTCTGTCCCAGCAACGTGCCATGCCGTATTTGAAATCCTCAGATCCAAACCAGTATTTCGGATGGATATCGGGAATGTCTGGGAAGTCGATGACTTTTATTTCATTATCAAAACCTTCACTATTATCTGTATAGCAATAGAAATGAAACTCAAAATTATCTGGAGTATGCTTCTTTGCCATCCGATATAAACGGTTGACAAACTCAGCAGAATACTTTGTTCCCCATTTACAACAGACATAATTAACTCGCATTCCACATCCCTAATAGTGTTTCGTCTTTTAATTCTTCTATTTTAATCTGTTTTTTGGCATCAGGATGTGGAACAAGATCTATATTGAAAATACAAATCTTAGCATTCTCCCGATATTTAAATTTCTCTAGATCGTCAGGATGTTTCATTCCTCGATTATAAGAATATACCCAGTCATATGGAATATTTTTCCAGAAGTTTCTCTGGCGACTATAGTGGTAATTATCACTTCCTTTGAAGAAAGTTTTGAAAACAGTTTCTTCGTTTTCTAGAACATCATAGTATATATGTTGGCATTGTTCCTCGTTCCATAGAATCATGCTAGAGTTATAAAAAGTTCCGCGTAACTCAATAAACAGGCGTTCATGTTTCTGTTGCGAGGGTTGCCAATTAGAATAAACTATTCTTGGTTTCTCGGCCAACTGCTCAATCTCGTTTATATTACCTTGAATAATAATATCAAGATCAAAATAACAAAACTTTCCTTTATAACCTAGCCATCTTTCCGAATTAAATACCAGAAACTTTGATCTATCCCAGCAAAAGTTTTCTTCGCCGAACCAGTATTTTGGATGAAGTAATCCATCATCTGGAATTGGAACAGTATCGCAAATTAAACCATCGGCATCATCAGTATAACACGTGAATGTAAAGGGTTTGGTGTAGTTTTTCTTCACCATATTGTATAGATTATTTACATATTTTGCGGGATACTTATCGCCCCACTTAATACATACAAAGTTCATCATATTTTCTATCCGCTCCAGGAAACTGGTCTAATCCATTTAATAGTGCTATGGTATAGTTTGGTCTATACGAAAAGGATCTATTATCGTCATCTATATTATAATAATCTGCGCCATATACGAATGAATATATTTCACCTTTTGGGAAGTAATTAAATCTAAAATCTTCGTGCCATAAGAATCTATCGTCACCAAAATATTTAACCATGAAATAATCAGGATCAGTTTGAAAGTGATCCCAAATATATTTCCCAGTTTCTTCTTTCCACATCATAACACTTGAGTTATAATTACTCAAATAGCGCATGTCATGAGTCTCTCCGATATTATCAGGAAACTCTTTGTTCTTCCAGTAAGTATACGCTATTGTTGGATGTTCGTCAAGGTAATTCCACAAATGATCTAAATTATTTTGAATACGAATATCAAGATCTAAGTATAAAATATCACCCAATCCTTCCAAAGTATACATCCATATTTTAATCCAATGTCCTTCTATGCCCTCAGGCATAGGAATTGCTGCGATCAATGGATCTAAGTCTGTTGGATCGTCGGTGATACACGCATAGTTATATTTTCTGCTAGTATCATTTACTATTCTGTTTACGTCTGCAGCAGAATATTTTTTACCATATTTTAACATTAAAATCGTTTGCATAGTATTCTCATTATTATAAATATTCCTGTATAATTTATAAGGGTTTCCGATGGCACAAATTCAAAATATCTATATTGACCAAGGAACAACTTTTTCTCTGTCCCTTGCAGTAAATGATCAGAGTGGAGATCTAAAAGATCTTACTGGTTATACTGTAGCGGCACAAATGCGAAAATCGTATTCCTCTACTACTTCTACTAATTTTACTGCTACAGTTTCTTTACCCGAAGATGGCGAAGTCACTATTTCATTGACTGCGACGCAAACCTCAGCAATAAAAGCAGGAAGGTATGTTTACGATATTGAAATTACAGGCGATGGTGAAACGCTACGAGTTCTTGAAGGGATCGTTGTAATTAATCCAGAGGTAACGAAATAATGGCA